ATGACGCAAGCAGGAATCTACAAGGAAAGCGTGCAGGACCGTTGGGCGGACCTGTCGCTGGAGCGGCGGGGACGATTGTTCTGGCGGTTCAGCCGACGGCTGGAGGCGTTGTTTGCCCGGTTGGGTCTAATCTGCGTGTGCATGGACTGCCAGCGGGTGTTGACCTATGAGCAGTACAGGGATGCGGGCCGATGCCCGTTCTGCGGACGGTCCAATGTGGCAAGTCCCTACGAGTGCTGACCATGAAACGGATGCGGCCCGATTAGCGACGACAGACGGTGCGGGATTTCCTCGCCGCCCTGGAGCGGACGTGGTTGTGCCGTCACGGTCAATGGAATCGGGACAAGCTGTTGATGGACCTGGAGAACGAATTGAAACAGAGACGAAAGGACAGGAGCAATGGCAAAGCGAAGTAGTGCTGTGATAGAGGCTCCGGTGGTGGCTGTCGAGGGGGCAGCCACAACGGAGACGGCGTTGGCGGCGAGAACGCCGGAGGTGGATCAACTGGTGAAGGTGGCCGTCGAAGGTGGGGCGGCAGTCGAGACGTTGCGGGAGTTGCTGAATCTGCGGCGGGAGGCCAAAGCGGACGCGGCGCGGGATGCCTACACGGAGGCGATGGCGCAGTTCCGGGCCAAATGCCCGCCGATCCTCAAGACGCGGGTGGTGGACTTCACCAGCGCGAAGGGCCGGACGAACTACCGGCACGCCGGCCTGAGCGAGTCGATTGAGCAGATCAAGACCCTTCTCGGCGAGTGCGGGCTGAGCCATTCCTGGCGCACCGAGCAGCCGGACGGGATGGTGAAGGTGACTTGCACTGTGACGCACGCCTTTGGGCACAGCGAGGCGACAAGCCTGTGTGCTCCGGTGGACCTGACGGGCAACAAGAATCCGATCCAAGCGATCGGGTCCACGGTGACGTACCTGGAGCGGTACACGCTGTTCGCCCTGTTGGGTCTGGCGGCACAGGAGGAGGATGACGACGGCCAGGGGGCCGGTGGGAACGGGGTGATTTCTGTGGAGCAGCAAACCGAGATCGAGCGGCTCCTGAAAGAAACCAAGTCGAACCGGCAGCGGTTTTTGGCGTGGGTGGGCGTTGAGGGTGTCGAGGACATTCCGGCGAACCGGTACGACGCGATTGTGGCCACCTTGCGGAGGAAGTCGGCATGAGTGTGTTGGTGGAGGTGGAACAGAGATCGGATGAATGGCTCAAGCTCCGGTGTGGCGTGGCGACGGCAAGCTGCTTCGACAAGATCATTACGCCGGCGACCGGCAAGGCGAGCGCGTCGGCGCTGGCGTATCGGCGCGAGTTGCTGGCGGAATGGTTGATGGGGGAGCCGGTGTCGGTCAAAGAGTCGGGTTGGATGCAGCGGGGCACCGAGATGGAGCCGGAGGCGCGGGCGTTCTACGAGTTCGAGGCGGACGCCGAAGTGACCGAGGCGGGGTTTGTGTTCTTGGATGAACGCAGGCAGATCGGGTGCTCGCCGGATGGACTGGTGGGCGACGATGGCTTGATCGAGATCAAGTGTCCCGCGCCGAACACGCATGTTGGCTACCTGATCGACGCGAAGCTGCCCACGGCCTACATCCCCCAGGTCCAGGGGGCGTTGTGGGTGACGGGCCGCAAGTGGTGCGATTTTGTGAGCTATCACCCAGAGATGGAGTCGTTGATTGTCCGGGTGCGCCGCGACGAGCCGTACATCGCGAAGATGGCGACGCTGATCGAGGCGTTTGTCGCGACGATGCTGGAAGAACGGGAGATCCTGCTGTCACGGGGACTTGGACCGAAGCAGTAGACCACGGAGGGTTGGATTCCACGGATGGAATGGATTGGCGAAACGATAGATGAACAACCGGCGACGGACTGGCCGGCGATCCACAAAGCGTGCATGAAGCACAAGCGGTTCGTGGTCGAGGTCCGCAAGTATGACGAAGAGCGGGAGATCAGCCGCCAGCAGATGGCTTACCTGCATGGCGTGGTGTTCCCGACGATTGCCCGCGAGATGCACGTGTCGCTGTGGGAGGCGGAGTTGCTGTGCAAGACCCAGGCGGGCGAACAGTGGTTGGTCAAGAAGATGGGCGACGTGCGATTCATTCTGAGCAAGACGGGCATGAGCGTGAAGGACTGCACGGAGTGGATCGAGAACATCTTCGATTGGGGTGACCGGAACGGCATCTTCATTCCACCGCCGGACAAGACATGGTGGCGGCGGCGCATAGAGCCGGAACAAGGCGATAGTTTGAGAACGTGACACTTTTTGGAGACGAATCATGGCAGCGTTCAATCAGGTGTTGCTGATGGGCAATGTGACCAGGGAAATTCAGATGTCATACACACCGGGCGGCACGGCAGTGGCCGACTTCGGGTTGGCGGTCAACCGCAAGTGGAAGGATCAGGCCGGACAGCAGAAAGAGGAAGTGCTGTTTGTCGATTGCCGGGCCTTTGGGAACATGGCCACGACAATCAACCAGTACATGCAGAAGGGCTCGCCTATCTTTGTGCAGGGGCGACTGGTGCTCGACACCTGGACCGCGAAGGACGGTACAAAGCGCTCCCGGCATCGGGTGACGCTGACGGGCTTCCAGTTTCTGGCGAGCGGCAACCAGGGCCAGCAGCAGGGCAACCGTAGCCGACAGCAGCCCCCACAACAGCAGGCTCAGGGCCAGCAGCAGGCTCCGCCGCCCCCGGGCCAGCGACAGCCGGGGTGGGACGATGACTTTGGCCCGCCGCCGAGCGACAGCGACATTCCTTTCTGAGCAGGAGGCACGGATGCAGCAGCTACACGTGGTACAGAGCAAGGATGCCGGAGCGGTCTTTAGGGAGTTGGGGGCGATTCTCTGGACTCGCTACGGGGAGACCGTCGTGGACGCGGCGACCGATGTGCAGTTGGAGGCGCCTGAGCCTATCAGCAGCGACGAATTGCTGCGGACGGGGTTCATGGCCGGGGTGCGCGTGGCGATGGTGGAGATGTTGTCTGGCCATATCGAAATGGAGTTCATCCATGACCGGAAGACAGAAGTGCCCAAGGGTCCGGTCGCCCAAGCGGGTGCCGTACGAACGCCTGTACGATCCCTGCCAGGACGCGCGTTGCGATGGTTGTGGCGGTGCATTTGAGGCCGGTGACATGGTGGTGGTCTGTGAGACGCAGATCAATGACTTTCCTGACGATGACGTGGTGAAGATGTGCCACGAACGGTGTCATGACCGAGTTCAAGCAGTTGACTCTTTGGGTGGCGGGCCACAGCGTTCACGACGATGAGCGTGGCATGTGCTGCCCGGACTTCTCCTGTTGCCGGCCGCAGTTGCAGGCGGATCAGGTGACGCGGTGGCGGTTCATGTCCGCGTACATCAGTGCGTGCGGCCGGCCGGGGAACGAGGACACGGTTCGTGGGCAGGCGATGGTGATTGGGATGTTGAACGGGTTTCTGGAGAGATTGGTGCGTGGGCTCGGGGCCTACGTGGTTCGTGAGTAAGCAAATGGAGTGAGCATGTCTGACACGGATGTTTTGCCCCTGTTTCGACAGGCGTATCGAGACTCTTATCCCCCGACATCGGCGATCGCCGCCGAGGACGTCACTTCCAGCGGCAAGCGGCGATCTCAGTGCAGGTCCATCGTTCGTGCTCTGGTCAGCCACGGTATTGACAAGCCCGTAGAGGCTCTGACCTTCGCGGAGATCGCCTGCCTGCTGGACTGGCCACACGATCACATTCACAAGCGGATGAAGGATTGCCAACGGTGCGGGCCGTGGCCGGTGGATGGGGTGCTGTATGGGGTCCAGGTCGGTGCGGCCCGGACCTGCACGAAGCGGGGGACGCAATGTTCGACGTACTACGTGGACCGGGAGGGGCTGATATGAGAATCAAGATCGACCCTGAGTTTGCGAATCTGTTGCCGGCACTGTCCGAGGGCGACTGCGAGATGCTTGAAGAGTCGCTGCTGAAAGATGGCTGCCGAGATGCCCTGATTACCTGGAACGGCACGCTGGTTGACGGCCACAACCGCTACCGACTCTGTACCAAGCACAACCTGCCCTTCAAGACGGTCGAGAGGGAGTTCAAAGACCGGAATGATGCCAAGCTGTGGATTCTCAAGAATCAGCTTTCCCGCCGCAATGTCAGTGACTTCCAGCGGATCGAGATCGTCAGCAAGATAAAGCCGCTGATTGCTGTGCGGGCGAAGGAGAGGCAGAAGGAGCACGGTGGTACAGCACCGGGGAGGGGGAAAACACTTTCACAGAAATCTGTGAAAGTGATCGACACCCAGAAGGAAGCCGCCGCACTGGCCGGAGTCAGCCACGACACCTTCCACAAGGGCGAGACGATTCTGAAATCCGACAAGGTGGACCAGGAGATAAAAGACAAGCTCCGTCGCGGTGAGAAAGGCGTCTCGATCAACAAGGTCTACAATGATTTGAAGTGCAAGAAGCGGGAGGATTCGGGGTCGACCAGCCTGCCGCCTCCACCAAAGGCACAGGACCCCAAGAAGAAGGGCGCGCCTCGGGGCAGCTATGACGACTGGCGCAAGCTGACCGAGCTTGCGGAAACAGTCAAAGGTGTAACGAAGGAAATGGAGACGTTGCGCGTCGACGCGCAACACCGGATTCCGGCAAGGATGTTGTGTGAATCCTTGGCGGAACGGTTCAGGAAACTATCACGGAAACTTGTGGAGTAAGAATCATGTACCAGGAAAGCACTGACCCAGCCAAGAAGATGGTGACACCCAAAGAAGCCGAGCGATTTCTTGCCCTCAATAACTTCCCTGGGCAACGGCCCTATAACCCCGTGAAGGGCCGTGCCTATGCCGACAACATGGCAAAGAAGTCCCATCGACGCATTGAAATCGCTGTCGCGAAGGTGCAGGAGACGGGCGTTCGCTACCTGATGAACGGACAGCACAACTGCAATGCCGTCCTTATCCACAACAAGCCGTATCCTGCTATTGTGTCGTACTACACGTGTGACACGATGGAGGATGCGTGGAGACTATTCGCAACCTTCGATGTTCACGCGAGTCGGACGGAACGACAGTTCATGCACTCTCGCCGCGGACTGTTCAAGGACGAACGCTTGCATGGTATGCCCCTTCGCGTTCTGCAATGCTGCGGGACGGCCCTTTACGCACTCGGAGATGGCATGGAACCACAGTTCATGATTCCGACGACGCACGTCAAGACCGAGAAGGCGGACCTCGTCGAAAAGTATTCCGAGGATGTTCTGTTCGTGAGTCTGTTTACCGAATATCGGCACATGATGATCGTGGGATGCGTCGCCGCCATCATAGCAACGGGACGCAAGAACTCCACGGCGGCCCTTGACTTCTGGACGGGGGTTGGGACAGGCGAGATGTTGGTGAAGTCCGATCCTCAGTTCAAGCTCCGCGATTCCCTTATGAACTTGAAATTCCTCGCAGGTCTTCGCGGAACCCGTTCCAGGCAGAGGGCGATGTTTAATCTCTGTGGGACGTGGTGGAACGCATGGCGCAGCGGCCAACAGCGAGGTAGTGTGAAAATCAACGCAATGAACGGAATGGTGAAGGTCGTTGCGTGACTTCTTCATGGCCTTTTGTATTCAACGGAGTGACGCATGGGCAAGGATGGCAAATCGGGTACATATCGAGAGAAGCTGCTTGATCCACGGTGGCAGAAGAAGCGGCTTGAGATTCTCGACCGCGACGAATGGATGTGCATGAAATGCGGCGACATGGAAAACACGCTTCATGTGCATCACCAGATGTACTTCTTTGGCGTGGACCCTTGGGACTATCCCGAGGGGTTGCTTATCACTTTGTGTGAGTCCTGCCACCAAAAAGAAACGGAAGAGGCAAGGCTATCTGTTCCTTTTCTCACGGAGACTCTGCATGCAAAGGGCTATTGGGCTTCGGATTTCCGAGAGATAGCCGCCGGCTTTCAATATATGCACATGGCCATGTCGAAGTTTCCACGCAGTGTCGTTGCCAAGATGATTCATTGGGCTCTCCAGGATGAAACGATGGCGCACCTCATATCAGATGGTTATTGCCAGGAAATGAGACGAAGGTCTATGCAAAAGATCGACGCCGAAGGGGACGTGGAGTGACTCGTTACTACATCCGGGAATGGGACAAGCGGTACGAGGTGGACAGCAAGGGCCGATCGCTCCAAGGGAAGTTCCCCAAGCGTGCTGGGCCGTTGGACTATGTCCGGCTCAAGGTCAATGGCCGATCGTTGGGCATTGGGTGGCGACGGTTGATCCAGGTTGCCGGTGTCCGGGAAGCGCCGGGAGTTTTCGGCATCTTCTGCAAAATTCTGGAAGTGGCGGCAGATGCCCCCCGCGATGAGCGTGGTTATGTGGACGACACGCCGGAAGAGCCCCTTGCCTTCCTGCTTGGTCTTGATGAGGTGGACGTGGCCAAGGCGCTCAGGGTGCTGTCGTCGTCTCCACTGGACTGGTTGGTGTGCGATGATGCTCGGCAGCAAGATAGTGCTAAAGCGGAAAATCCCGAATACAACTCAACTCAACTCAACACAACACAACCAGAACAACTCAACACAACCGCCCGGACTTTCCCGGAAGATTCCGGGAATCTCCGGGAAACGGACGACGACAGCGACAACCCCCTTTCTGGCTTCGATGAACTGGTGGCTTTCTGGAATACCCTTGGGCTTGAGATGGTCAAGGAGTCTGAATATCTGTCGTTGGAGCCGAGATACGTTGCCCTGGTGACAGGTGTTCCACCGAACCGATTCAGTCACGAAGAGATCATGGGGGCGATGAAGAACTACAAGGTGGCCAGGGAGTTTCCCAATTCGCAGGCCCATCCCCACACGCTGGGCAAGTTCCTGGTGAATACCGCGTTGCTAACGAAGTATCTGCCGGGGGTGTTCAACCTGCCGGACCACGACCGTAGCCGGTTCAATCCCAAGGGCAACGAGCGAAACATACCACAGGAGGTGGAGGACTACCGTGAACGGCAGCGACGCTTCTTATCTGGCGAGTGAGTTCAAGGCCCTGTACGACGCCTGGGAGCCGAGCCCGGCAGAGGTCAATCTGTACGTGGACCTGTTCCAGCGATTTGAGCGGGTGCTGGTCAACGAAGTCATGCGGAAGTACCGGATCAGCGCCGAGGGCGATCGGCGGGTGCCGAAGATTTCGACGCTCAAGGGGTTGCTGTTCAAGGCGGCGGCACAGAAGGCGGCCGAGGGCGGCAAGATCAAGTCGGGTCCGAAGCTGGCGTATCGCATCGAGAGCGTCGACGGCAAGTACAAGCTCGAGTTCTGGTGGCCCGGAGGTTGTCCGATGCCGGAGTGGGACGAGTTGCTGGAGAAGCACGCCTCGAAGGCGTTGAGCAAGGTGACCGACACCTACAAGGGCGAATGGCTGATTGTGCGGCCCGAGCCGGACAAGCCGATGGGCCAGTTGCGGGGACGCCAGGCCATGCTGGAGGCCGAGGCGATCATTGCAATGCAGGCCGAAGAGACATTGGGGAAGAGGTGGTTAGCGAAGCACTACGAGCGAAAGACGAGGCTGGCGAGTGCGGCGGATCTGGTTTCGGCGGTGGCAAAGAGCACAGCGGCGAAGGACATGCCACGCAAGTCCGTCAAGCTGATGGTACGGGAAATGATGGCCGGCCGCCGGGCGGAAGAGACGAAGGTGTTCGCGCCCGAGCCGCTGCCGGAATGTGAGCACGCCGGGCTGAGTGACGAGCAGTTCTTCGCGGCCAATCCGGTCGAGTTGGACGGGGTGTTTTGACCTGTGGTTTTTGGGATTTCTGTTTTTGAAAGGAGGCATGACATGCCTGACGCAGTCAACGGGTTCCTGGAACAGCTTGCCAGGACGCACAACAACACGGTGGAGGTGGCCAAGCGGCTGCTCGGTGACAAGGAGCACGTGGAGGTCACGTTCCAGCAGGATGTGGTTCAGCCGATCCGCGCCGAGAGTCCACCGCGGGCTCACGTGTTCTGGTCGGTGGACGGGTTTATCGAGTACCTCCAGAAGTATGCCACGGACGATCTGGTGGTGCTGGCGGACCCGACGACCGGCGCGATGCAGGCGGTGCTGAACGAGACGGCCTTGACCGGCTTTGAGGTCGTGTCCTTCGAGCCCCTGTATCACCCCCTGTTTGGGCCGTGGTCGGACTGGATCGGCGGCGAGCCCCGCGACATCAAGGCATTCGCCAAATTCGTGCTGGGGCAGCGGCATGTGATTGTGGAGCCGGACCCGAGGATGCTGGCGATGATGCTGTCTCAGATTCGGGTCAGCAAGAAGGTCGAGGCGGCGGCGGGTTTTGGTGCCGAATCGACCAACGGCGTGATGATCGAGACGAAGATCAAGGGACAGGTCCAGAACGCGGTGGTGGACCTGCCCGAGACGATCGTGATCGAGTGTCCGGTGTTCATGGACTGTGAGCCGGCCCGGATGGAGGTGTCGCTGGTGATCGAGGACGCCGGCGGGGTACTGGTGCAGTTGATCTCGTCGGATGTCGAGCGTGAGAAAGTCGCGGCGACGCATAGGGTGCTGGACAAGGTCTCGAGCACGTTGGCTGCGGTGGTGAGCCTGGGTACGGTCGAGCACGGCCAGTGGTCGTATGTCAGCCGCAAGAACGACGGCTCGTTAGCGTAGCCGGTGAGTCGTCCGGCGAGGGCTGCTGTGTGCCTGAAGGCCGGGAAGTGGAACCATCAGTGAAAGGAAAAAAACGTGAAGACGAAGATGTCGAAGGTTGTGGTGCCGGCCGGTGAATGCCGGGCGGTGCTGGATGCCATGGTCAAGGGGGACTTGCTGGCCCTGGCCAAGATCAAGGGGGTGTCGGTTCGCGGCTCCAAAGCGGCGGTGATCGGCCGCATGGCGGCGGCCAAGGCGCTCATCTACCTGGAAGTCCCGGTGGGGATGGACGGCAAGAGAAAGGGGGCCAAGTGAGCCAGTTTTCGTTTGTGCCACTGGAAGGCATCGGCCAGTTCAACCAGGGCAAGGTGTACGAGGATTTCATGGAAAAGCTCGCCACGTTGCAGGACGAGTATGTGAAGTACCTGCGCAAGTACGGCGTGCGGGCCGCGAAGAAGAAGGCGAAGCTGACGTTGACGGTCGAGTTCTCGGCGGATGCCGACAGTCTGGCGGCGATGGTCGAGGATCACGAACCGTGCTCGGTGGACATCGCGTGTGATATCGTGGCCACGCCGCCGAATCCGCCGGCGTACACGAGCGTGGCCAGTGTCGACAGCAGCCCGAGCAGGGGCCGTGAGTGTCTGTTCGTGCAACGGGGCGGCTCGAAGATGGACTCGCCGCAGCAGGGGACGCTTCTGACGGACGATGGACGCCATCGCGTGGATGTCGAGACCGGGGAGATTTTGGAAGAGGCCCAGGCGTAGTTCTTGAGGGGAGGGGTTCCGGGTGGTTTGTCGTGATGTTTTGGGCAAAAACGGCTCGCGTACTTCTACAGGACTCTATATGCCTCTACGAGCGACGAACGGCCCGGACCTCTCCAATCTCCCTCGCGACGGGCAGATCGGGGCGTCTGGCTGCTAAGACCGAGGCTTCTCAGGCAGGTTACAAAGGGATTCAAGGACGAAAGGAATGTTGGATGGCGACCTTTGGCAGGGGCGGGCGGGTTCGTCCGCGAAAACGACAAGCGCCGGGCACGATGAACCAGACGGAGGCGGCGTATGCGCAGCGGTTGGCATTGCTCCAGCGCGCCGGGGAGATCCGATCGTTCCGCTTCGAGCCCATCAAGTTCCGGCTGGCCGACCGGACGTTCTACACGCCGGACTTCATGGTGGTCATGGGCGACGAGATTCAGTTCCACGAGATCAAGGGCGGCTACGTGGAGGACGACGCGGCGGTGAAGTTCAAGGCGGCAGCGGAGATGTACCCCGAGTTCGAGTTTCAGATGGTGTTCGCCGAGGTCAAGCGGGGGGAATTGAGAATCACGAAGGTGCTGGAGTATGGAGCATGAAGAAGAGCGTTTGCGTCGACCTGGACGGCGTGCTGGCGCAGTACGACGGCTGGAAGGGCGTTGAGCACATTGGAGATCCGATTCCCGGCGCGGTCCAGTTCACCAAGAAGCTCCAGGAGGTCGCCCGCGTGGTGATCTTTACGACCAGGACGAATGCCGATCCGGCGATTCAGGAGCGGAATGAATCCGTGGAGATGCTCACGCAGCGTGTCAGGCTGTGGTTGGACGCCCACGGCTTCGCCTACGACGAAATCTACACCGGCCAGGGCAAGCCGCTGGCGGCGGCGTATGTGGACGACCGGGCAGTGGTTTGTCGGCCGAGGGAGTGGCCGTGGGGTTTCAACGCGACCCTGGATTGCGTCAAGCGTCTTATTGGAGAATCGAAATGAAGAAGTGGATTTGTGCGGCGTATAAAGCGATTCGTGGTCTATTCAGGCGTGCTCCAGCGCAGGTTTTCTTTGGATGGTGTCAATGTGGTGGGCTGGTTATTGGTTCAAAAAACCACCCGTGTGATCGGTGCGGCAGGGTGCCTCGAAGGTATTTTAACTGCGAGATCGAATTGGTTCGCTTACGGGAACAACTCTTCAACAAGAGTGTCCTCTGGCACAAGACAAAAAGGCAACTCGTAGATCGCTCTCGCGAAATAGAGAGAGAGCTCCTTGAAGCTCGGAGTAAGTTGGTTGTCCTTGCCCGTCAGCGCGATGAGGTAGCTTGTCGGCTTAAAGAGAAAACATTCGACTATGACACTCGGACAGTCGTCGGCTACGAATCCCCGCCGACAGAAAATGGAGGCTTGAAATGAAACATATCCATCTCACGCAAGGCCAAGTTGCGATCGTCAGTTACGCAGACTTTGAGTGGCTCATGCAGTGGAAATGGTACGCTTGGTGGAACCCGAGTACAAAAAGCTACTACGCCAGGCGAACTATCCGTCTGGCGAATGGCAAACGCCGTCTACTTTTCATGCACCGTCTGATTCTCGGTTTGGAATACGGGGACACACGGGAAGGCGATCACATCAACCACGATACATTGGATGATCGCCGAGAAAACCTGCGAGTTGTCACGCGTCAGGAAAACACGTTCAACCAGAGTGGTGTAAAGGGCTATTGCTGGAATCATCGGGCGAAGAAATTCCAGGCCCAGATCACACTGGACGGGAAACAACACTTTCTCGGT